GGGCCGCGCCCACCTTCAGGCGGTGCACGGTGACGGTCACTGTCTTGCCGGTGGTCGCCTCGTTGACGCCGGTAAACACCATCTGGAACTCTTTGGCGCCGGTGGTCAGAGCCTCGATGGTGGCGACCTCGGACACCACGGTTGACGTGCCGAACAGCACCATCGCCAGGTTCTCGGGCGACAGGTCGTTCAGGGTCATGGTGACCTCGACCGACTCGATGCGCGTGACTGATGCATAGTTGCCGCCACCGGCGGTGCGGTAGTTCGGCAGATTGATCTTGTTTTCGTTGATGTTGAAGGCGAGCGAAGCGACGTTACCGATATCACGCGCAGCGCCTGCGCCCTCTTTCAGGGTCACGATGCCCTTGCCCATGTATGCGTAGTTTGGCATTGCGGGTTTCCTCTGGTCGAAAAAAAACCCGCCGGGGCGGGTTGTGTGCGGTTGCTATTGCTCAGTAGCGCTCGACGTACTGAATGCTGATCGAGGCGGTCACGCTGCGAAGCTGGCCGCCTGATGCGCCCATATCAAACTCGGCTGATTCCTCACCGGCCCAGCCGGGCTTGAGCGGTCGATCTTGATAATTGCCGCCGTAGCCGAGCGCCTTGAGAATGTCGTAATGACAGTTCTGCAGGTCGGCCAGCGTGGCGGCGCGGCTGAATACCGCTTCTACCTGGTAGGTGGCGACACGGTGAACCACGTTGCCGGAATGCTTGGCCGCCTCGTCTTCTGGGATGCGAATGATCAGGTAGGGCTTGGCGGCGTTATCCGGGACGTTTTGCGAGAACCCGTAAACGCCCTGAATATCGGTAGTGTAGCCATTGGCTGCAGTGATCTCGCCCAGACAGGCTTCAATGGCCGCGGTCAGCTCTGCTGCTTTGCTCATCGGATGCCCTTTGCTATCTCGGCCCGCAGGCGGCGCTCAAACTCGCGCTGCAGGAATGCGTTGGTGCGGCGCCGCATCTGCGGCGTGGACAACTGCTTGAACCAGTAGGCAATGCTTGGGCCGAGGGCGGCGGATATCTTGCCGCGCTTGATCCTGGTACTCAGCGGGGTTTGTCTGTTGCTGGATGGGTTGACGAAGCCAGCCGCGAGCTTCTGCCCGCGCAAACCGTAGACGTACACCCTGCCCCGCGTTGCTGACAGCGCCTCGAACACCCAGCGCTTGTAGTCATCAACCCGGATACCTGAACTGCTCGGGATTACCCGGGCATTCATCATGCCGCGGCGCGCACGCTTGATGCGGATCTTGCCTCGGGTGTCGGCGCCGGAAAGCTGCCGGCCGAGTAACGAGCTTTTCAGGATCGGACCGATCGGCTTCACGTAGTCTTGCGTTCTGGTCTTTGTCGCCGTGGTGTTAAGCGCCCCGCGCAGCACCGGGTCAACCTTGCGGTTCACGGTGGCCAGCTGAGCACGGGCAAGGGATGTGCCCTGCAGCCTCACGCCGACTTTCACGACTCACGCTCCAGCCACAGGCCGCGCACCACGCCATCGTCCGTGTCGTTGGCATAGCCGATGATGCTGTAGGTATCGTCGCCGATCTGGATCTGGTCGCCCTGCTCAGGCCTGCCGACCTCGATCACGGCTACCTCGGCCTTGGTCTTGTAGTCGGTTACGGTGCCCTCTTCATCAAACCATGGGGCTTGATGGGTGAGGTGCACGCGGCAGGATACCGCTGTGCCGCCGGCAGGCAGATACTGCGCAGGCTGGCCGATCAGCTCGTCTGCACTGATGCGCAACTCAGCACCGTTGCCCAGCGGGTCTCGCACGCTGGCGATGTGCAGCAGGCGTTGGCCTACGCGCAGGTAGCGGCCAACGGCCAGTTCGGAGCCAGCGCGCGCCCTGACATCAACCATTGCACCGGTCCGCAGGCCGTTTGCAGCTGGTACGTCTGCGGCAGCCTTTGTGCGGATGCCGACCCAGCGACTACCGTGACTCTGGCTGACTAGATCGGCGCGGAGGCTGAGGACTTCAGCTCGCTGATTCAGGCGACCTGGCTGCATTATGCGACCCAGCCTTTGCGGCTCAGGCCCAGCAGCGCATCCGCACCAAACGGAATCTTTTGAACAACGATATCCGAGGCAGCGAGGCGATTCTCATACCAGTGTCCAACCAGGAGCCGGATAGCCTGCCGGATAGTGGATGGAACGTCTTCGGCAGCAGCCCCATAGCCAGCAGTAAAAGTCACTGTGAGCGCGTCAAGCCGATCATAGACTGCCGGCCACGAACCATTGACTGGCTCGATGTAAGCCCAGTCCTCTCCGCCGTGCAGGTAAAAATCAGAGACATTCAGGCTTTGAGCCTGGTTGTCTGCATCGAAATAGGTTATTGACACAAGCGCGCTAACCGGCGTGACCGGTAAGCTGATGCGGCCATCGCGCCCAGCTGATCGCAGCGACAAAGCCCAATCCTGCGCAATCAAAGCCTTGCCAACAAACTCCTGGGCATACTCCGTCGCAGCAGCAATCAATCCTTGCAGAAGAGAATCATCGTCATCATGCTCAATGCGCTGGTCTAGCTTTACCTCTGCCACCGAGACAGGTGCCACTGATGCAGCCCCGGTGCGCACAAGTAGATAGTCTGGCGTTGCCATGGTTATTCCTTGACGGCCTTTTCAGGCTGGCTTTTCTTTGTCGCGGTTTCTTTCTTGGGTGCGGCATCGGGAACGGCCTGTCCGGCCTCAATCATCCGCTTCGCCTCTTGGTCGGGAACGTCCACGACCTCGCCCGGGCTTTGCGAGAAGTCCGGCCCTGCCCGCCCAACTAGCAGCTTGAGTTTCATAAACACCTCCAGAAAGCCAGCGCCACCAGGGCGCTGGCCGGTTGCGGTTAGGCGTTGATCAGGTGCTTGACGGCATCTGCGTTCAGCAGCTCACCATCGAAGCGCTTGAAGCCAACCATGCCGATCTGGAAGTTCTCGGCGTAACGCTCACGCAGGGTCAGCACCTGGAAGCCGATCACCTTGCGAACGACGTAGCGGGACAGGTCGCCGAACAGAACCGGCTTGTTGCCGGTGCCGATGTTCGCCATGGCCTGGTTGACGCTGTACGGCTTACCGAGAAGCATGGACGGCTCGCCGGAGCGCACGTCGCCGATCTGCCACAGGTAGTTGCCTTGGCCGTCCTTCAGCTTGCGAATCGCGGCCAAAGTGCTGTCGTTGAACATCCAGCGGCACTTGGGCGATGCGCGGTAAGCAGGATCAACACTGTGCAGCAGGTCGATCAGCTCGTCGCTGGTGATAGCTGCAGCACCGGCAGCAGTCTTGCCGAGACTGGACGCAGTGACGATGCCGTTCGGCTGGCTGGAACCGGAACCAGTTGTCAGCACGGCGTTCGCCTGGCGACCAAGGCGCTCGCCGAACAGGTCGTTCATCAGCGATTCGATGTTGAAGGCGGAGTCCTGCAGCAGTTCCATCGGAACACGGACGATACCAGTGTCGTAGACGTAGGCATCGAGCTGCTTCTCACCGAACGCAACATCATCGGAGCCGTCATCATCGACGGGCGCGTTCTGGGCCTTGATGCGGCCAGTTTTGGCGGTGTCATCTACGGTCGGCCACTTGATAGTGTTGCCGCTGGAGGTGTTCATTTCGCGGACAATGCCGCCGTCCCACATCGGGCCCCACGCAGCCATCGACTTCTCGATTTCCGGGCTCAGCTCTACCGGCACGGTATAACCGCCGGACGACCCGGTAGTGCTGGTCTGGGCGCGCTGATCAGGCGCAATGTCGACACGGCCGGACAGCAGAATGGAGCGCTCCTCAGCGCTCAGCTCGGCAACACCGAAGCGCAACTGCTTGGCGAACACTTCCTTGTACTCTGGCGTGTCCTGAGCGTCTTCAGCCTGCGCGCGAGCCTCGCCATCTTCAGCTACGGGGCGACGAGGGTCGGCAGCATTGGCACGCTTCTCTGCGTCAGCCAGCTTCTGCTCGCGCTCCAGTCGTGCGCCGATTGCATCATGGTCAGCCATGCTGGGGTCGAAGCGCGCTTCGATTTCTTTGACCTTGGCCGGCTCGGTCTTTTCGTTGATCGAGTCGAGTTCTTTACGGGCTTCGGTGGCGAGTTCTGCCATGCGTTCCCGTTGCTTGCGGATTTCTTCGAGAGTCATTTGACCGTCCTCAGAATTGTGCCGAGCCCACCGGCTTGGATATGGGCGACCAATAGCGGGAACCGCTAGCTGGCAGTTGCCTCAGAGAGAGACAATTTCATGCGCATGCGCGCCGCTGCTGCCTGGGCGCTATGCGTTGGTGACTGTTTGGAGCGATGCTCTTGCAGCGAGCGGAGTCCGATCTCGGTGCCCGAGTACGCGGGGTTGGTTACGATGGAAACATCTGCGAGTGATGCTTCTCGAATCGTTCTCAGTGGCAGGTCGCCGCTTTCGTCCCACTCCTGCACGCACGGGAAAAAGGCGAAGCTCATCTTGTCCAGGTCGCCGCGCTTCATCTTCGGCACGATGGCGAGAACGTCCGGGTCTTCCGGATCAAGTTCGCTCTCCATGTACAGGCCGCGCTCATCTTCCTTCAGGGTCAACGTGCCTGAGCGGGTGCGCGCCAGCGGCAACCCTTCGTGATTAACCAAAAACACCACGTCATCGCGACCGATTGCCGCCTTGAAAGCGCCGGGCGCAATCTGCTCTTCAAAAAACCCACCAATGTTGGCGCGCTCGTTGAACACTGCCGCATAGCCAGAAACCTTGATGGTCTGCCCCTCTGCGCGGACCTCAACCGGCAAGCCGGCGCGAATTTCATGCTTCATCGGTATTTCCTCCGCTGACTTGCTTTTGCGAGCCAAGGGGCACAGTTGCGCCCTGAATGAGATAAACGTCTGCCTCGGCGCTGCTCGGCGTGTTCTCCATGGCATGAACCTGCGACGGCTTAAGGATCGCGTTCTGGATAGCCTG